ATCCTTTGCAATCTGTTTCTTGATAGTACCTTTGGTACGCACATTCATCTTACGTGCTGCTCTTTCTTCCTCAAGTTCTTCATGAGGAATCGTATTACCATCAGCATCTTTCTTATGATGCTCATACTGATCCTGAACCTTAGGATTGATTTTAATTTTTGTCTTCTTTTCCTGAAGTTGGTTAAATGTCAACATGGCAATACTCAGTCCTTCTTAGTGTTTGCAGTGTGTTTAGGATTCTGCTTAGGATCCCTTCTATTATAAGCAGTATTTGAATGATGAGCCATTCTCTGCTTGAAAGTTAACTTATACTTAGGAGTCTTAAGTTTTCCACCCTTCTTACCAACAGAAGTTTTCTCATCTCTCTTCCTTGCGTGACCTATTTGACTAGTATCATGACCTGCTGGTTTCTTTTTCTTTGTTGCTTGAGTTTCTAGTGATGCATCTCTACTTCTTGCTGCTTGAGAAAGTTTGTATCCTGCTCTTTCATTTTTATCTACACCACGATTAACACCTTCTCTCCTTCTCCTCTTAGCACCTAATTCTTGTGCCCTCTTAAGAGCCTTTTGAGCGACTTTCTCGCTCTCCTCAATCTTTCCCAGGCTGTTGTCCTCCCTGAATTGATTCAGTGCAGGAGTATTACCTTTCATGTTTTCATAAACACGACGAATGATATCTTCTTGTACCAGTTGCTTCTTGGACTTGATAACACTCTCGTTCTTTCTCTTAGCTGCTTGCTTTGCGTACAACCTTTGTGCCTGTTGATTTTTCTTTATTGCTGTCTCCTTATCACCAGCATGTGCTGCCTTACCTCTTGCGATGTCTGCTTTCTTAGATGCCTTAAGGGCTAAATCAGCAGAGATCTCATCCAGTTGCTCACCTTCTAATTCTACTTCTTCTTTCTTGGCATTCTTCTTAGCCTCCTCCTTCTCCCTCTTGGAGATCTTACCATCTACATCACTTTTTTCGTACCATTTACCATCACCATCATCGTCTTGCCAACGATCTGATTTTTCATCTTTCTTATCTTCCTTCTTTTTACCTTCATACACTTTCTTAAGTGCATCGGTCATATCAGGAAGTTCATTAGGTGTAAAGGAATTCATTTTGCAGCAACTGTTACTTTCTCCTTTTTATTTATCTTCTTTAGGAATTCGCCTGGTGTCATCTGTCGTACATAATTAGCAAGACTATCCGTACCAAACTCACGATTAGATGGTTTACTATAGTCAGTCTCCACCAAATCCTTCAACCAAGAACGGAATATATTATCTTCTTCATCAACATATATCAAATAATTACTACCACGATTAACAACTTTACCAACAACACCTGTATTAACGTTCTCTACATAAGTTCCTACAGCAAATAGATCCTTATCAAAATATGCTTCACGCAAACCTTGAGGATCTAACTTAGGTGCAATCTCATATAGAAGATAAGATGCTTCAGCAAAATCTTCTTTAACTTCTACCTTCATAGCAGATTGTACTGCCTTAAATAGATCTTGACATCCTTTCTTATCTAATTTTTTAGGACAACCAGACTTAAATGTTTCATAGTCATCTTGTGCTGCTGCCTTACGCAACTTAGATGCTGACATACCTTCAACACCATCAGCATCAGGATCTCTATCACCAGCAGACACTACATTAATCTTCTTGAAATTATATAAATCACCATTGTACTTGGTAGCTAGTGAATTAAACTCACTAACTCTATCACCACCTACCACAATATTAACTTGACTATACCCTTCACCATGTATAGTGGTAAGTACATCAAATATAGTTCTCATCTCATCATTATTAATGATTTTATCAGCATGATCAGGATATGCTTGCTTCATAAACTTGATCTTAGTGCCAACTTCTAACGGATTCTTCTTGGCATCTTCTGATCTACTTGGATATATCCTATATTCCCCACCCTGTTTTGATACTTTTTTAATTAAAGCTTCATGTCCAATAGTAGGTGGATTAAATCTTCCGAAAGTAATAGATATCTCACCTTGATCGCTCGTAGTCTGGCTACCTCCCTCATCTTCTTGTCCACCTTGTTTTTGTCCTCCTCCCTGATCTTGTTGAGCAAGTTTAATTAACTTACCTGCCTTACTCATATGAGTTACGTTGCCTCTTACATCGGCATACTTACCGTAACCTACGTGAGTCAACTGTAATCTTTCAGCTTCTTGTGCAGCAAAAGATTTCTGTGCCTCGCTTAGGAAAGAGCTAAACTTTTTCATGCTTCCAATTTTTATCTAAGTTGAAGTTTGCTTTACTAAAGGTCAGTCGATCAACGATCTTATATGGGTTTTCAGAAACGGTCACGAACCCTTCATGATTGGTGGGTTCACCATCGATGTAACATTCAACATCCCCATTAACAACAATCGCATCGAGTAGACGATGTTTCAATTGTGAGATTAAATGCCATGCCTTAAAGGTATAGACATTAACTTCGTACTTATATTTAGCATCTAACAGTGAGTATAATTCCTGAGGATGCGGAACTTCTCCTTGTCTTATAAAAGAATTGATATGTTTCTGTATCTCAATGCGGGATTTTGGTGTCTTAGATAATAGAACTGTTGGAAGAATCCTTAATAAGTTATTCCATGATAGAGGTGGTATAACCTCAGCATTATTAGTGTCTACCATGTAACATTCATCCGAAGAATTTAAAGTCACACCAATCTTTGCTTCTGCAGTAGGACTTAACTCTGTATATTCTGTGTGAGGTGCTACTATAATCTTAGAATAAACTGGATCAGGAAAATGATAGGCAATAGTATTAGGCTGATAAACGCTACCTCCCCCAACCCCAATCCAATCACATTGGATAATACGGTGATACCTAGGAAGATGGCGGAAACAAAGCCTAAGGATATCAGCAACAGTACCTTTATGGTTTTTGTCAATGTCTTCAGGAGAATAATTTATCTTAGGTCTTCTCTTATTGAATACTGATTTAGTACCTACAAAGAACTGACCATTAGAAGGATTTATACCAAATACTATAGCAGGAGCACCGTCCCACTTAACAGAAAGTTTATTACTCTTAATCAAATCTCTGACCGTACGTAAAGCATGACGACGACCAAAGAGAATTGAATCTTCTGGATGTTCTAAGTGCTTGTTTGGCATGAGATCCCTGTCTATATCTGTATTATAGCAGGATTGCCCATTAATATACGCTTGTGTGGACACTACTTCAGGTGACACAATGCCCTTTTAGTACATCTTTAAACTGTTTTGATAGAGTACCAAAAAACTGAGGTTGGGATGTGAACCCACCTTTATACCTTAACTCCATATTCATAATAACAACAGTACCTTTTCTTAGATCAAAATAAACCTTTGCAGCACCTTGTTCATCATCTTCAACTTCTTTATTAGTAACTATAAAATTATACTTTGTTTTATCATCATCTAAATGTGATAATCCTTTCAATACACAATCAATATCATAGGCAGTAGCCTTGTATGATGTGATCTCTCCTTTCTCCTCATATAATTTCTTACCTTTTGTCCCAGTACCCATCCCAGTAACAAGAGCGAATCCAAATTTCATATCACCAAGATTCTTTTCCTTCATTAACTTAGGTAAGTCTGTCTTTAAAGTTAGATTAATTAAATTCTTTGCAAACAAATCTGCATTATCATTCATCACTCCAAGAAACTTCTTATATAAAGGACTATTATTTTCACCTAACTTTGAATTAACCCAATTTCTCATAGTATCTCTTCTGGATCTCAATGCACTCTTATCTAATTTCTCATCACCATAATTATCCCATCCAGATTCCTTTGCTTTACCCCACAAACTCTTTTCCTCAGTGTCCTTTGGACCCCATATTTCAGGCATCTTCATACTACCTTTAGTATCAATATAAACCCTTTCAAATCCTTCAGCATTTCTAACTGCTTTCTTTGGTCTAAACAATTGTTCTTCAGTCTTTCCAGTAACGTCAAGATTTATAAGTTGCTCTTTAGCAGCATCCTTAACTAGTCCCGCAAAATATTTCCTACGTACCACCTCCAATTCCATTTTAACACCATCAAAATCCTTACTATCCATAAGAGTATCAAAAGCCTTATTAATCATAGTAGGATCTGGATCATCAGGCTTTGGTTTCTTCTTCAAGGAAACTCCATAGAATCCTTTCCGAAATCCATAAGGTTGTACTATAAGATCTGACGAATTATAAGCCTGAAATCCTTTATGTGAAATAGCAAGAGGTTTAACCTTAGCAGGCCATACATTACCTGTCATAAACACTCTATGTGCTACAGGATTTTGTACATGATGTGTCTTCTTTATCCATACTTGTATTGCTTTAGCTGCAGAGATACCTCTCAACATGTCTATTAAGTTCTTAGGATTATTTAATGGATCATTAAAAAATCTTAGGAATGCTTGCCTGTTCTCAGCAAATACAACTTCCTTACTTTTCGCAACTGCTTCTGCTTCTTTAAAAAACATCAAAAGAGATGCAATATTCTTCTCTGCTTTATCCAGATTTGGGATTGCAAAACAACAAGCTGCTGCTGTAAATACTTCACTCGGTTCTAATGCCATTAGTCCACGCAGGTCTCCACGTACTATTTAGATTCTTTGGTTGACATTGAACGAATCACTTTTTTTATCTCTTCTTCCAGTATATTTGCACCTGCCTTATTACCCATTACTTCTGCTAAATTTTGTTTCTTTCTAAGTTCTTTAAGTAGGTTTTCTGACATAGTTTCAGGGGTAAGTTAGGTATATTTAGACAACATATTACTGTTGGAATTTAACTCCTTGACACCCTGCTTTAGAACAATAGTATCTCTTACCATCATCTGTTGCTTTAGTTAGATACTCACAATCTTCTGTCCATTCATCCATTGCTTCTCTGACAATAGATTTAACTTCTTCTCTCCACATTTTTTGGAACTTTTCATACCGTTCCTTTCTACGCTCTTTAATTTTTTTGAAGTTGAACATAATAGAAAACCCTATAGTGTCCTATTTATTCCTGACTCCAATCTTGGTAAGGTGGTTCCTCTTCACCAACATAATGTTTGAAATGTTCAGTATCAAAATATGATGGTGGTAATTCATCTACTTCACCATGAATATCATATGGTCCTTTCAATCTCTTCTTATACTCACGCTCATCCAATACTTCATTGATAAGGATTTTCATTTCCTTAGCATAAGTCTCAGTAAATAACCTACGAGGTTTAACTATAGCAGGTTTATACACCTGCTTCTTATACTCAGGAGATGCCTTCCACTTAGCAAGGTCTTCTGGAGTCATAGGACCACCCATTCCTTGAGTGTCTATGTAACTACCTGGTTTAAGTTTATTTGGATCGCTCATATCACCATCCCATGTTGTTCTCTTAGGATCTTCTTGTAAGGACCATCAGGATTTTCATCCATAACGTCCTTAACAAGTCTCAACTTCTGATACAATTCACCAACACTTTTCTCAGTGGCACGTGACTTCCATAATTGAGTAACTACAATATCAAACTCTTCCTTAGTAATCGGTAATTCCATCTTCAACCTTCTCCAATATAGGGGCAATGGTTATAATGTTATCAATATTAGATAACATGTCTGCAATGTGTTTTGATATGTATGGTTTCTCGGTACGTGCTGCAAATGATAATGCGTTACGTAAATCTTCTTGTGCATCTCTAAGAGATGATTCTACTTGTTCACTTAAAGGCATAGTTCAATGAGGATTATATTTTTGAATGATAGAATATACTATCACGAGAGTAATTAAAACAATACAAATGATTGGTAATATAAGATGCATTAGCGGTCTCCTGCTTTTCTATTCTCAGAGTGTCCTATGGTAAAACTACCGCCTGGATAACGTTTCTCTAACTTTTTAATGTTACCTCGGATAACGTCGTCAAAAGATATGTCCAGAGCCATACAAGCTTGTGCCACATACCACATAACATCACCCAACTCAATAATAAGATGCTCTCTATTGTCGTCAGTCCAAGGTTTACCTTGGAACACCATCTTCTTAACGATTTCCAGAAACTCACCAGACTCAGCAGCAAGCCCAACGCCAGCAGTGGTAAGACGTTCAATATTGGCACCTTCTCGGTCAAGTTCA